TTGTCGACGACAGCAAGAAGGATAGCATCAGCGTAGGTGCTATTCCTCAGATCTTGACTGACGCACTCGGTGTTTCTTTCGATAGTCATATCGGCCATGACTTCTTGAATGATGCAGCAGAACGTTATGAGTTCTATCATCGTAAGGAAGTCCGTATCGGTTTCGACCTTGACTTCTTTAACAAGATTACTCAAGGCGGCCTACCTCGTAAGACACTGAACATTGCTCTTGCTGGTACTGGTGTCGGTAAGTCATTGTTCATGTGTCATAACGCGGCTCAAAACCTGATGTCGGGTCAGAATGTCTTGTATATCACTTTGGAAATGGCTGAAGAACGTATCGCCGAGCGTATCGATGCCAATCTCCTTGGTGTGACACTCGACGATCTGAAGGATCTACCTCAAGCCATCTACTACAAGTTGGTAGGGAAAGTCAAGGAACGAGCAAAAGGCAAGCTCATTGTGAAGGAGTATCCAACAGCATGCGCAGGATCCGCAAACTTTCGACATCTCTTGAACGAATTGAAGATCAAGAAGAACTTTATCCCCGACATTATCTACATCGATTACCTGAACATCTGTGCGTCGTCGAGGATCAAGCCGGGATCGAACGTAAACTCGTACACCTACATCAAGGCGATCGCCGAGGAACTTCGCGGCCTCGCCGTCGAGTTCAACGTGCCAATCGTTTCTGCTACTCAGACTAATCGTTCTGGTTTCAGTAACTCTGATGTCGGCCTCGAAGATACTTCTGAATCGTTCGGTCTGCCAGCAACGGCCGACTTTATGTTTGCCTTGATTACGAGTGAAGAACTACGTCAACTCAATCAGATCATGGTAAAGCAGTTGAAAAATCGTTACGGCGATCCATCGGTGCACAAGCGATTCGTGATTGGTGTCGACTACTCGAAGATGCGTCTGTATAATGTAGAAGCTTCTGCACAAGAAGATCTTGTCCAAGATGAAGATCGACCAGTCTTCGACAACTCCGTCTCTGGTTATCGACTGGAAAACGAGTCGAAGCCAGTCAGTAAGTTCGAGAAAATTAAATTTGCAGGTTTCAAATGATCGATAATCTCAGACGTGACTGGATAGTCAATACAGTCAAAAATCCTAAATACAGGTGGAAGTGCCAGATACTAAAGAATACTTGGTGGATGGTCGAGGAAGGCAATGAGCCTAATTGGTTTCATCGCAAGATGCAAGAACTTTGTTTTGGTTTTAAATGGGAGAAGATTGATGGTTAACTACAAGATCGTAAATACTGGAAAGATCGTCAACGTTGGTGGCGGGTTTGGCGAAATGGGTGGTGATATCCTTGAGACCAAGACAGATCAGATTGTAGTCAAGGGTATGCGTATGTCCAAAGCCAAGGAGATGGTCCGTCACCTAAACTTTGGCGGTGGGTTTGATGGATCTACTCCAGCATTTTTTTTAGCTGAACGCGAAAAAACTTTAGAATTGACTGAAGAACTTGTATAAATAGGTGTACACTATGTGGTGCGTGGATATGCAGTTTTAACTGTGTAAGAGGCAAGTGTCTTAATTGACGACTGGAATAGGCAGGGTCACAGGTGGGGTTCCTCCTGCTACACGCATGATGGGCGGCTTTCGGGTCGCCCATTTTTTTGTCCTTTTTTCGAAATAAACATGTACATTTTATCAAAACTTTGGTAAGGTGGACCTATAATCAAGAAGGAAAAAAACACATGTACTCCATTCAATATTTCGATCGTCTTAACAACAACCTCGACACCTCTTCGCCTAAATTCCCCACCATTCAACTTCTCGTCGATTTTATCAATCAAAACCCGACACTCGAATATTCAATCGCTCTTTACAAAAACTACTTCGTCGCCGCGACCGTCGACGATATCGTCCTTAACAAAAAACCTCGTCTAAAATTCGTTAGACTTATGTCTCGCCTATCTCCTGTGATTGATAATTACAACTAAAAATAAACATGTACAATTAATACAATTCTTGGTAAGGTGGATCTATAATGAAGAAGGATATGATGATGTCTGCTGAAGAACAAGAATTCTGGGAAGGTTATGAAGCTTGGCTCGATGAGCAAGCCGATCGTGCTGCATACGAACGTATGGTGGAAATGTGAATAACACGTTATCTCGCAAAGATCGTATCACCGCATACATTGCCAAATGGATTGTCGTGTACGTTGCATGCAATATCAATGCAGAAGCTGTACTGTCTCTCAGTATAGAAGCAGCTCGTTTATACAATGAAAGAATGGGTGATGACTAGATTTGTAAACAGATTCGTTATCTCTGACCATCATCTTGGTCATACGAACTCGTGGGAAAAGTTCAAGCTCGAGGACGGCAGTCCGCTGCGTCCGTTCACTTCGACCGAAGAGATGAACGAGACTATGATTGAGCGTCACAATGCCAAAGTGAAAGAGCAGGACACTGTCTACTTTCTTGGCGACGTGGTAATCAATAAGAAGTATCTCGAACTGGTAAAGCGTATGAACGGTCGTAAGATCCTCATCCGTGGTAACCACGACATCTTCAAGGACGAAGACTATCGTGAAGTTGGTTTCCAACAGATCCACGGTGTTCGTGTATTCGTGGATAAGTTTATTCTGAGTCATATCCCTCTGCATCCTGACTGCGTGACTGAACGATTCAAGGTCAATGTCCATGGGCATCTTCATGCTAATGAGATTATGATTGACGAAACTCTTATGAGTTCTAGTTACATGAAGCCCGATCCTCGATATCTCTGCGTATGCGTAGAGCAAACCGACTTCACACCTCTTCACTTCGATGAGGTAGAAGAAAGAATCCAACAACGTTGGAAAGATACAGGATATAAAGGTCCTGTAAAAGCATGTACAATTAATGCGTGGTAGTGTATACCAGAATCAGGAGAAAATTATATTATGACAATGCATCTTCTTGGTCCTGCTTACACTACCACTCATCATGGCAAGCGTAAGTCTAAAATGACGACGTCGAAGTACACCAAAATTGGTTTGGCTTGGCTCGAAGACTGTAAGTTTTGCAAGCGTATTGGTGTTAAGCCAAAGACGTTCGAAGAATATCAACAGTACCGTGCTGGCAACTACAAGCCCAAACTTCGTGGCACACCAATGCCTGATTACAATGTATCAGATCATCGTAAAAAGTATCCATCTCAGAACGAGATCGGTGTACACTACGCAAAGAATTCCTCTTACGAGAAAGAAAAGCTTGCCGTCAGTGGCAATTATATCATCGGCCAAGCCTATAATAAAGGCGGACTTGTTGTCCTTTCCAAGTCTGAAGCGGCCGATCCGGCAACTGGTAAGAGACGCGGTTGAGCATCGTGTTCCTCCTCTCATCGTTGCCGTTCTTGGCGATCTTGGGCTTCTTCCTTTGGGTCGGGTTCAAGGTCGCCAAGCATTTTTTTAAATTCGCTCTTTACGGTTTTCTTTTTATTATTTTGATTCTTCTCGCTTTAGGGGGTTTACAAAATTAGTTTTTTGTAGTAAGATGAACCTATGATTGACCATACACCAACTTATTCCGCCTTTCGTACGCCGCTCGCAATGGCCGGTATCGATTTTTACGACCATCATTTGGTCGGTCTGACATGGCCATATATAAACTGTAAAGGCAAACAGTATCACGTCACGATGCTTGATCAAGGTTGGGTGTGTGACTGTCCTGGTTTCAATTTCTATAATAAGTGTAAGCACATTACACAAGTGCACGAAAAGGTGATAGCAGAATGATTGTTCAAAACGCAGCGACATGCTTAAGTTGCGGAGACTTTATTGTCTCAAAGCATCGCCATGATTTTGTAGAATGCACATGTGGTGCGATCGCAGTCGATGGCGGCCAAGATTATCTTCGACGTATAGGTGACTTTACGAATGCGACTGATCACTCATGGTCTATAGACAGTGACTTATATTTCGATTGCGCGCAGGCCGTAAGCGACGCTCTCGATACAGGAAGAAACAATATCGGAGTCGCGAATGCTGTGTTGCGTAAGCTTCGTGAAGCTGGTCGTATTGTTGCCGAGCACGAACAGCGTATCTTTGCCAAGAACAAGAACCTCGACGAGATCATGGTTGAAGAAGCCGATGGCACCATCAACCGTTATAAGAAAGTTGTAGAATGAAGGAAGCTTGTATCGTCGGATTTGGAATGATCGATGCTTTAGGCGATAATCCCATCGATTGCTGGGAAAATATGCTTAACGATCGAGACTTCCATAAGCCTATTGAACCTCACGTACAAGAAGGACATGGATTGAAAGTCAAGTATGGCTTTTATCCTGAGGTCGAGATCGACGAGAATTTTACTAATCGTACAGTCCATTATGGAATGTATGCCGTCGAACAGGCTATTCATATGTCAGGTTTACCGCACTCCTCAAACGTAGGAGTAATCTTCTCTACATTAACGGGCGGGAATACATCGAAAGCCCGTGCACGTGCAATAGGAAAGCCTTTAAAGCCAAAGCAAGGACTAAAGGTTACTATCGATTATTTGTGTAGCAATATCTCTATTAAGTATGGTTACACTGGTATCAACACGTGTGTGTATTCTGCTTGTGCTACCGGTCTCGTAAGCATCGATTATGCCATGCGTTTTCTTGATGAATATGACTATGTAATTGTAGGAGGTTCTGATGCAGGAGTAAATGATCTTGACTTAGGCTTTTTCTCTGCAATGCGAGCTATCGGTACGAAGTCAATGCCGTTCGATAAAAATCGTGATGGTTTTATTATGGGAGAAGGCGCAGGTTGCATCATTCTTCAGTCTCGTAAGAAAGCTGAAGAGATGGGTTCGAAGATTTATGCTCGTATTACTGGAGTCGCAAACGCTTCTGATGCACTCGATCCAACTTCTCCTTCTGGCACAGGAGCAAGAGCATGCCTTGAAAAACTGAATCTTGAAGGTGTTGATAGCATCAACTCGCATGGCACGAGTACACCGCTTGGAGATATTTCAGAATACAATGTGGTTCGCGAGTTTACCGATGCGCCGATATATTCCAATAAAGGAAAAATTGGACATACTTTCGCTGCAGCAGGTGTACTTGAAACGATTTACAGTGTACTGTCTATTCAGAACGGTGTGATTCCTCATACCGCTGGTTGCAAAGACACTGATATGGATGTGGTGATGGAGAACATCGAGACTGACGTCAAGAAAGTTCTTGTCAACTCGTTTGGGTTTGGTGGTAAATGTTGTTCAATTATTGTTGAAAAGGAAAAGTGAAATGAGTAAGTATACGATTGATTTAACTTATGAAATGGCTGATAAGATTGTTGTTGACCAACTTCGTGATACATGGGATACTTTGCGTCGAGATCTTGGAGCAAATCATCACATCTTTGTATGGGATGATCAGGAAGCTGATGATATAGAGATCCAAAAACATATCGACGCGCTTGAGATTGTGCTAAAATGGTACTCAACTCCTGATCAGTTGATAGAAATGGGATTGAAAGACGATGCCTAAGTATCTTGTAGAAACAATCTCGATGCATCGGATTCGATATGTTGTCGATTGTGAGAGTGCTGAACATGCAAAAGACACAGTCACGATGAATGAGGCGGAAGAGTTTTCTCAGATGCATATCGACGAGTTAGTCACTTCTGCTCGCGTAATCGATGATGCAGAGTATCTTCGTGTATTTGACGAGGACAATGATTATCTTCGTGAATGGTCAGACGAACAAAAGTTTAAGTATGTGCACGAAGTGGTCTATGATACTCCGAAACCAGATATGAAAGAACTTGATCCTGATCTACGTGACTGGGAATACGATGGGCTTGGTATCAAAGTCTGGAAAGGCACAAATATTCGTTATGAGGTAGAAAATAATGGAACAGAATAAAGTATATACAATTAAGCTCATGTCGGGCGAAGAGTTGATCTCTCGTGTCAAGCAAGAAGACGGAGTCACCGAGCTCATTAAGCCTCGTACAGTTGGTATGGGACCACAAGGATTTGCGATGATGCCATGGATGATGTCAGCTCCTGATAACAACGTCGTTATCTCTGACACTGTGATCGTCGGTGCTACTGAAACGAGTGCACAGGTTGCTACACAATATCTGAAACAAGTAACAGGGATACAAGTATAATGTTAGAATGTTTAATTATGGGCGACTCGATCGCCGTTGGTACTAAAATGTTTGCTCCGAAAGAATGTGTATCATATTCGAAGGGCGGATATAACACATGGCAGTGGAATAAGAAGTGGGGTAAGACTCCGCTTGAAGCCAAGACAATCGTGATTAG